CCGCTGATGAACTCGTGGCCGGTGCAGTTGCCGGTCACCGTGTCGTTAATCAGCAGTTCCTGCGTGACGTTGCTCGCGCCCTGAGGCTCCAGTGTGTAGTCGCGGAAGACGTTCCCGTGGCCGCCGTCAACCTCCAGCAGGCTTGTGGAGGTGGTGCCAGAGTTGTTGAAGCAGACGAAGTGCGACAGCACATTGTCCGAGCAGTTCTCCAGGATGAGCGCCGCACGCGCACCGTGGTAGTGAACGCAGTTCTTCGAAGAGCCGGTGAAGCACGACTTCAGGAATGCGCCGTCGGTGCCGCTGTTGGTGATGACGTGGTCGAGTTCCCAGTAGGTCAGGTTTTCCAGGTGGAACGGGCGCGCCGTCGCCAGTGACATCGCCACGTCGCGCAGGATGATCTGGTCGACCGCCCCCTGCGATACACCGATCATCTCCAAGCATCGCGCGGCGACGCTGTTGGCGTTGAGTTTCAGGTTCTCGATCGTTACGCCTGAGTAGGCGCCGCTCGGGTAGCTGACCATGGCCGAGCCAGAGAAGCCGGCCAGCGCCTTGATGACCGCCTTCTCGCGCTTGCGCCCCGCGAGCGTCTGCTGCGTCAGCGGGGTGAGCGGTACGCCGATCCCGTAGGTGCCAGGCGTGAAGTCGATTTCGTAGCCGGTCGCGATGATGGTGTTCAGCGCCGCGGCGACGTTCAGGCTGCCGGTGTTCGACAGCACATCGGTGACTTCGGCGTCTGTCATCGCCCAGGTTGACGGCGGCCGGCCGTAGCTCGCCAGGCCCAGCGACTTCACCGGGTAGATCAGATCGTATTTCGACTTGACGAGGGCGGCGCCCTTTGCGGCGTCTGATGTATCGACGAGGTGGCTCGCGACCGACAGGGCGTTGAAGTCGTCAGCGGTCGGGATTTGTCCCTGATAGAAGGGGAGTGTCATTGCCGCGTCGCCACCTGTCTGGGCGGGGACGAACGCCCCCAACCGTGGGCATGGTTCCCGTGGGACACTGACAAATTAAGGGTGGAACCTGTCAGCGCTAGGCGTGGAAGCGTGAAAATGCCGCGAATGCAGTACGGTCCACACCCCTTCTGGGGATAGCACAATGTGCCGCTGGCGCCGAAAGTAGCGAGGCCACGGCAACGACCGCTAATCGCTACCGGAGCCTCTACCACCAACGCCGAAGGAGGGCATCAGTGGGTACTTCTATTCTGTACCGCGCCGCGGTTCTTTCAACCCTCTTGCTGGTGGCAGCTTGCGGCGGTGGTGGAGACGATGGCGGGCCGGTCACGGTCGCCGAAACCACAGTCTCCTCGGGCCAGATCACCAACGGACAGAACAGCGGCGCCGCGGTGCGCGCCAACGCTTCGTCGCTGGCATACACCAATACACGAGGCGCTGCGGTCAAAGTCACGATCGAGACCGTCGGCAGCCTGACGCAGGCGGGTACGGCGGTAGGCTTCGCGTCTCATGAGTACGAGATAGACGGCGGCCTGCCGGTCGCCGAACGCACCGCAGCGGTGTCAGGTTCGACCGTGAGCGCTGCCAAGCAGGCTGTCGTCACACTTCCGGCCGGCGCGACGATCGGCGTCAGCGTCGCGGTCGGATTCGAATCTCCGACCGGGCCAGTGACCGTCAGTTGGTCTGGCCTTCACACGCGCCTGACCGTCACGCCTTGATCGCGGTTATCCGGGAGACAAAGTCTGTCATCGTCTGCGTCGTCGTTGACCCGATGAAGTTAGTGATACGCGCGATCACCGTGTAGGTGACTGTTCTTCCGGTCGGTACCGTGCGCTGGTGGATATGCGTGTAGAGCGTTTCTGTCGTCGTCGTTACACGCGATGCGCTGAGGGTCGGAGAGTCTCCATCGAGTGCGTGCGACACGAACATGGCACAGGTCGAACCGCCGCCGGCCTGAATGTGGCTGCCGTTGGTCTCGTGTTGCACCGTGACAGTGTGGTCGGTGTCGTTCGTCCAACTCAACGTTGTGACGGTCAGGTCGCGCGGGAATGCTGCCCCACCAGACGAATCGTGAGATGTAGAGCCGACCGCCGAGGATGATGTGGTCGTCGCTGCGTCGTCACCTAGTTTGGCATTGTTTACGGCACCGTCTGCCAGTTGCGGTGTTCCGATCGACGTCGCCCCTCCAACCGTGTGAGCGACCACCGACCACGGCCCAGCCTGCCCCGGACCAATCCCATTGACGGCGCGCACCTTGATGACGAGCCTGTCGCCGTGCTTCGGTCCCACAATGTAGGCGCCATTCGCGTCCCCCGGCTCGTCCTGCCTCACCCACGGAGTTGATCCGTCACGCCACATCACCTCGATGTGGCCGCCCTCAATCACGTACCGGTCGGTTGTGCGCGTCCACGTCACCGACACCCGCGGCACCAGCACGCCAGCATTCGACTTGAGTGCGGTTGAGCTGCTGCTGGTTGCCGCGAGGCCGCTCAGGGCCGCCACGCTCCACGGGCTTGGCAATGCGGTGTTGGGAGTCGGATCGGCTGTCGCCGCGTCGGCCAGGTCGTAGATTTCCTCCGCGTCCTCCTGGAGAGTCAGCAGTACCGGAGATGTCAGGCCGAAGTTCCAGTCCGTGACCCGGAACACCTTGTCAACGAATCCGTACTCCGCCGAGTTGACTGTGATGCGGTCGCCAACCTGCAGCGGCCATGCCCGCAGCTTCGCTGGGTAACGGATCACCAGGGAGGAGCGGTTGCGCTCCACCAGGATGCGAGCGATGTTGCGGCAGCGCGCCGGCCGGTTGGTGAATGGGAGCGTGATGTCGGACCACAGCTCCACGCCATCGGCGGTGACGAACGTGCTGTTCTGGTACGGCGGCCTGAAGTCAATCGGCGTCGCCTTGGGCGTGGTGTAGACCGAGACCGCGGTATTGTCGGCCACGGCCCGCAGCAGGCCTGGGGGCTGGATGACGATGGATCCCGGCGCGGCAATGCCGGTCGTCACCTCGTACAGGTTGTCGTCTCCGACGAAGGCGACAGAGTTTCCTGCCGGAATAGTGCCAGAGCCGGTGTCCACCGCAATTGTGGTCGCGTTTACCGCGTGCGAGCCGTTGGCCTGGTAGGCGCTGGCCGTCCCCACTGGGACGGTGTACGGCACGTAGGTGCCGCGCAGGCCGTTGATGAGCTCGTCCATCGGGGCGCCAGCCTGCACGATGTCGATTTGCCCATCCAGGTCGTCGTCTGTCAGCCCGCCACCTCCCGGAAGGGTGACCGGGGCCGTCCACGCGCCAGCCATGATCTGCCACTTCGCGCCGTAGACGACATCGCCGGCCATCGACTCCTCTAGGTCGTCCTTTACGGCCTCCTTAGCTTGGTCGGTGGTGAAGCAGCCGTTGCAGGTAAAGGTCTTGCCGGTGTAGTCACCGCTGCCGTCGTTCAGCGTGATCGACACATCGCAGGCATTGGCGGCGGCGATCGTGTAGGTATCGTCGATGTCTGCGTCGGTAACGTCGTAGCCCCACGGGTTCGTCAGCCAATCACGGATGCACAACGCCGGGTTGTCGCTCCACGCCGTCGTCCCGGTACGCGGGTCATAAACCTTGCGGCCAGACACATCGAATGTAAAGAAGCTCGTCGGGTCACCCTGGAAGCGCTTGTCATCCAGGTCCATCGTGATCGTCACGTACGTCCGACCACGACCGCGGTGGTTGCTCGTCCACTCAGTCGGCTTGACGCCGTTCAGGTATGTGTCAACGGTCTGTGAATCGGTGCCGAGGTGCTTGCTGTAGCGGATCGTCGGACGGCCTGACGAGACCGTGTAATCGACCGTGATCGCGTTGGAGCCGTTCGGGTTCGTGATGCGTGTATTGCCGTTGCTCAGGGTCGGCGTGACGCTGACGTTATCCGACAGCGATGGGTCGTAATAGTAGCCGTTGAGAATGCTCACCACCGGCTCGGCCACGTCCGTGAAACTGCCTGCTGAGACAGTTGTCTTGCGCGTCTCTGTGCGGGTCGAAAAGAAGGCGCCAGTGGTGGCCCAACCGTTGGCGTCCACAGGACCAATCGGAGTTCCCTGAAAGAACATCTCGTGAATCGCCTCGCACTCGTGGTGGGCGATCTCGATTACCAGATGCTTCAGACCATCCGGGCGGGTGTAGGAGGTGCCATCCTCATTTGTCGCCGTCTTGTCGCTGGTAAGCGGCGTGACGACATCGCCGCCAGTGATGCAGCGGCCATAGATGACGCGCCATGGCGGCGTTGCGCCCAGCAGCGTGACGTTCCTGTCCTGGAGGCTCGCAATACGCTGGGCTCGCGCCTCAGCCGCCGCCTTGCGGGCCTTCTTCCTGGCGCGCGCCGACTGAGAGATGGAGTAGGCGGCAAAGGCGATATAGGCGCCGTAGGTGTAGACGAACGCCGCCGCCGTGCCGCCGATGATCGCTCCGAGGCTGGCAACGAATGTGATCGGGTCGGCCATGGCCGGCGCCGACGCAAGGCCAAGCGCCAGAGCGATGGCGGTCTGCTTCAGACGCATGTGAGCCTCCAGGCGTGCGAGGCTTTCTCCATCTGCTCGAACACGAAGCCGCCGTCAGCCAGGAGGAACACCGCCTGCCGGCCGTTGCAGATGCCGACCGCCGCACCGTCTGGCAGATCCATGTGAACGATGTCACCGGTCTGCGCCAATGCGGCTGGGATCGGCTCACGGCCAAGGCGCAGCGTCCAGGCCGAGAGCAACGAGCCGCCGAGGTCACGCAGAAGCCTGCGCGTTGCCATCAGGTCAGGCGTCACCGGCAGACCTTCCATGGGATCAGGCTGGCCGTTGGCCTTGAGCCAGCCGGCAACGAGGTGGCAGCAGTTCGAGCGCTCCCAGTCGAACGCCGGGAACGAAGCGAGGTAGGCGGCTAGAGAGGCCATCACTCAAACGAGGCTTGCCAGCGTCTCGATAACCACTGCTGCTGCTTGTCGAGCAGCGATGGGATGTACTCATAAAACTTGTCCCCCGCGAACTCCACCTGCTGCTGGGCATCGCTCAGTCGCAGGCCATCCGCGTTGCGCGCACGGGCCATGCCAGCGCGCGTGCACGGCAGAATGATTCGTCCCGTGCTGGGTCCGTCCTGCGACGGCCTGCGCTCGATTCGCACCGGCTCCATGTAGCCCTGCCAACAGAGCTTTGGCTCACCGGCCGGCTGAAACGTGGAGTCGATGAACTGCCCATACAGGCGCACTGCTCGACCGCGGTATGTCGTCGGGTCCAGCGATGCCGCGAGAAACGCGGAGTTCACGACCGGAACAGACAGCGTGATCTTCTCGCCAGCCGTGTTCTCGGATGCAGAGACGGCCGACACCTCCACGCCGCCGCCGCTGGCGACATAGGTCTGCCCGTTCCACGGGATGGCGACTGAGCTTGTCGTGAAGTACACCGTACCTCCGGTGAACTCCAACTCCACCAGCCAGTGGAAGCCGCGCGCCGTCGATGTGGCTGCGGCTTCTGCTTCGCTGTCGAGCCCCAGGCTCACGACGTCACGCCCTTGATGACGACGAAGTTGATGACGATCGCCTCGGAGCGAGAGCCACCGGAAATGTTCCTCACCATCACTCGGCAGTACGCGGTTCCGACGGACCCCCAAATGTTGTAATTCAAACCGGTGATCGAATCGTTCTGAGTGAAAACGACGGTGTCGCTCCCGTCGATCATGGTGTTTGCCAGGAGGAACTCAACGGTCGCACCGCTAGCGAGAGCGGCGTTGTTCATCGTGATCTGCCCGCAGACCTTGTCGAGCGTTACCGTCGTGCCCTTGTTGGTCGTCTGCGTGACAGTGCCGCCTGCGCCTGTGGCATAGCCGATGCCGGTCGATGACCATGCTGTCTTGCCGTACAGCTCGCCGAAGTTGGCATCCAGGTCGGCCTGATTGGGCGTCGTGTCGCCAGTGAATGTGATCTGCGCCATGCTGGCTCCAATGTCAGGCTGAGAATGTCTCTTCGAAGTCTTGGGCGAATCCGCCCTCGCGCTGATATGCAGCCGTGCTGTAGCGCGATCTCGTGTTGCCTTGCTGTCGGTAGTAGGAGAGCGGTTTGTCCCAAGCGACGGCGGCCCCCGTAGAGAACGCGATGCGCGTCGGCGGCTCGAACGTTATGGTCACCGTGCCAAGATCTGACCACGTCGTCGGGTTGCTTGACCCATCGGTCCACGTCGATGGATTGCCCAGCCCGTCAGTCCAATTGGCGGTCGAGCCTGTGCCGGTCGGCGAAGCATCTGTAGCCACCTCGACTAGTTGGCTCGTCCCGACTCCGGTTCCGAACTGGAGAAGATCGCCACGCTTGAGCGTGCCCCACGTCCCGCCGATCAGGGTCGCCGTCACTGCCCCCGCCGCGAGCTGTGCCGCCAGCCGCGGCGAGCCGCGCATCGTCCCCTGCGGCGCCTGGCGCACCGGGTCGTAGATCGCGAAAACGTTGACCTTCCCGCGTCCGCTGCGCAGCCATGCCCGCCACACACCGGCTTCGATCAGCGTCATGTGCTCGCCGCTGGTAATGCTGCAAGTCCAGCGAGGCGGGCCAAGCAGGCGGGCCGCTTCTGAGCCTGTGCTGTCGCTGCGCTCCTCTGTGTCGTACCGGTTCTGTCCGAAGGAGAAATCCGCCAACTTGATGGTGGTTGGTTGAGTAATGACGCTCATACCGCAACCCCTTGTGAGCGAAGGCGCTCGTAGATACGCCGCTCAGTCGCCGCAGATGCCTCAGCGGAAATACGCATGAACTCAGCCGCATCTGTCCGGCTGTCGATGTAGTTCGTGGTCGGCGCGCTAACAGTGATTCCGCCAGAGCCGGGCCGGTTCTGCGCTGCAGGGATGATGGCCTCGCCACGGTGCACCTTTGCCACCATGTCGCGCGGCACGAACGGCGTTCCGACATCGAAACTCGGAAGGCCGGTGAAGAACGACGTGATGCCACCGAACAGGGCCGCAAGTTGACTTCCACCGCTCGATCCGCCGCCCTTCTTGAAGATGGCGTTTCCGATGTCTGCCGCGATGGCCTCGGCCACCATGCGCTTCAGCAGATCGCCCCAGCGCTTGCCGATGTCGTCGAAGTCACCGCCGAGCGCGTCTACGATCGTGTCGCCCAGCGCGTCCTGGATGTTGCGCTGCGCCTGATCGGCGAACGTGCTCATCTCGCGCGTCGTCTCTTTGAACTTCTCCGCCGCGTCCAGCTCGGCTTCGTGCCGCTTTTGGAGGTACTCTGACGTCGCGTTGAGTTGCTCGTCTTGCAGGGACTTCTCGTATGCGGCGGCCTTCTCGATCTCTTCGAGCTGCTCGGCGCGCAGACGGTCATCCTCGGCGGCGGCGAGTGCAACCTCCGACAGCCGAGGGTCGCTCGGGGTGATGCGAACCTGCTTCGGTGCCGTCCCACCAACGGCTTTTGGCTTCTCCGGGATGGGCGGGAGAGTCGGCTTTTCTCCTAGGTTGGACAGCCGGCTAGCCTGCTCATCGCGAGCCTCGCGCCTTGCCTCTGCAATCTCTGCTCGCTTCGCGGCCAACTCAGCCTGTTTCGCAGCCAAGTCACGCTGGAATTGCTCTCTTGCCTTTGAGTTGAGTTCAGGACGGCTCAACGCCTCTTCCAGCGTCTTGATGTCCTGCGTCAGATTGCGAATCTGAGAGGCGTCGCTTGGCGTATAGAACGCCTTGACGTTGTCGCGATAGATGTCGAAGAGGCTCTTGCCTTCTTCGCGCGCCTTCCTGAATCGATCGATAGCGTCGTTCAGGGACGAAATGAGCGGGCCGGTTATCGCCCGAGCCACATCCACGCTGTTCTTTGAAAGCTCTGCGAGTTGCTGGTTAAACTTCTCTGCAGCCTCCGCTTCCGCTGTCGTCACCTTCGCGACAAGCTCGCTTTTCTTGGCGAGGTCGGCCAAAAACGGCGCCACCTCTTGGATCGACTTGCCGAACAGTGATTGAACGATGCGGGCCTTGTTGCCGTCGTCAGCAAAGCGCGCCAGCGCCACCGCCGTTTGCCGCAGCGCTTCCGCTGGGTCGATCCGCTTCAGTTCTTCCGCGTTCAGCCCGATGCTCTTGAGAATCGCGGCTGTATCAGATCCCGGCTTCGACTCGGATAGCACGCGGTTGAACTTGACCACCGTGCCGGACATGTTCTCGAACGACGTTCCAGTGCGGGCGGCGACATCCTCCAGCGCCGACAGGTTCTCGATGCTCGCGCCGGTCGCGTCCTTCAGGTCGTTGAGCTTGTCAATGCCGTTGACAGTCTCACGCACGAACGCAGTGAACGTGCCAGCAGCAAAGCCAGCACCAAGGAAGCCGCCGAAGCGGGCGAAGCCAGAGTTGGCCGCTTCCGCTCGCTGCTCGATGGTCGCGAGTCCGCGCTTGGCGCTTTCAAACGCGGCCTTGGTACGGTCCTCCGCCGATAGGACGATCTTGGCGTCATTAGCCATGCGTCACTCGCCCGCGAAGGCGTCCTCCATGGCAGAGAGTTCCGCAGCCAGCAGCCGCTTGCGCAGTGCCGCCGTCTTGTCCGTCGGCTTGGTCTCCTCCGGCTCCGTCCACGGGTCCGGCGGCATGAAGTCCTTCGCTATGAAAGCTCGCTTCTCCGCATGCTCGTACCGCCCGCCGTTCTGAGTCGCGGCCAGCAATTGGGCATGGCGAAACCGGTCCCACTCCGGGCCGATCTGCTCTGCATCCATCCATGCCGTCCACTGGGCGAGTTCCTTTCCATTCATCCGCTGTTGCAGCTCGGCCACCGTGCATCGAAGGTGGGACGCAACTCGCATCTGCGCCCGCAGCGCGGGGTGATCGGTCAGGTTTTTTTTTCTGCCCCAACCGTCGCCGCAGCGAACAACTCATAGCCCTCAGGCAGATGCTTCGCGCACCAGATGCGCCACTCCTGCTCGCTGTAGACCGGCTGCCTGTCATCCGCCAGCACGCATCGAGCAAGCACCCACGGCAGAATCACGTTCATGCGCCGAGCGTCGGCCTGCGCTTCCGTCTCACCGTCCAGCAGAGCCTTGACTTCGTTGCGCTTCTCGTTGAACAGGAGCAATTCCACGAGGTCCATCGAGCGGACTACGACATCCCCACCGAGAGGCGCGCAAGGCACCTCCGTTTCGGGGACGACGACCGCCGGGATGGACTCGCGGGAGATTGCCATCAGTACACCGCCGGCAGCGCTGCGAAAGTCATGTCGATGGAGCCGCGCAGGGTGTCGTCCTGGATGGTCGGCACCTCTTGGTAGCTCCAATACGCATTCGCCACCAGGACCGTGCCGTCCGGGTAGGTGAACCGAACAGCGGTCGCAGTGGCCGTCTCAGCCACGGAACGAACCGTCGTCACGAAGCCAAGGTCGTTGTCGTAGAACAGCGGCAGCGTGACCGTGATCGGCGAGCGCCGAGTCGGGATCTGCTTGTCGATCACGTCGGCGAGCGTCGTGATGTCGGCATAGCGTTGCTCGCCGCCGCCAACCTGGATGTCCTTCGTGATCTGGCCGATGTTCGTCCAGGTGCTGATCTCGCGCACAGAGCCCGTGCCGCTTCCGTTCGGGTAGCGCGAAGTGCTCGACGTGTCGATGGTGCCGAAGGTCACGTCGTTGGTAGCGACAGCGGTAGCCTTGACGATCCGTGAGTTCAGCCGATCCCAGCCAGAAGTGACCTCCACGAACTCGCCGACAGCCACGCCGTGTGAAGCCTCAAGCGTCGCGACAGCGTTGGCGTCGTTCGTGATCGCGGACATGGTTTTCGATGCGGCGTATGCGCTGGCGATTGCGACAGTGGTGCCGACTGCGAGGGTGATAGCCATACGGCGCTCCTAAACGATGGTTTCCGGCGCAGCCGGGTGGACAAAGAAACGGGTGACGACGCGAATCCGAACAGCGCCCACGGCGGCTTCGCCTTCGCTCGTGGTGACGCGCTCGATGCTGGTCAGTTGGGTTCCGTGCAGCGCCGGGACGGCACACAGCGCCGTCAACCCCTGCGCAGCGAGTGCGTGCATGGAGTCATCGATATCCGCCGTAGCGCGGACCAGCCCTTCGCACTGCACAACGAGCAAATGCTGGTTGGTGCCGTCGGCCATCGCGGCCTCGATGGACTCGTCTTCTGCGGTCAGGCGCCATGCCGGCAACTCGGCCTCACTCGCGGCCCACAGGCGCGATGTGTAGACACGCGAGCCGGTGAGCGGCAGGCCAGTCATGCGGGCGGCCAGCGCATCGACAACTTGAGCAGCAGCGAGCGCCATGGCTAGGCCCTCGCCAGCACCAGGCGGGTGAGCGCGCCATCCGGCGGCTCGCGCAGCACCTGGCGCACGATGTAGGTGACCGCGTTGGCGACGAACGACTGACCCGGGGCGGCAACTGATGCCTCGGACGTTCGCACCAACGCGGTCGGCTGTTGCGTGGCGATCCCTTCAACCTCGATCACCGTCTGCGTATCGACGATGGCGGTCACCGCAACGCTGTTGAGCGTCGCGGCTCCGCCAAAGTCGGCGAAGAACGGGGCGAGGTCTTCGGTGAAGGCCATGTCAACCGACGTACTTCGGGTGGTACTTGATGGAGGCAGCAACCAGCACCGGGCCGGTCGTGATCGTCCCGACGCACCGAACCCAGCCGCCGACAGCGCTTGCGTTCACCGTCCGCTTCTGGATGGTGTTCGCCGTCACGGCCGCATAGGCGCCCTCGTTCGGAGTGATCGCCGCAGCACCCGTGCCGCTTTCATCAGTGGCGTGCTCGATCGTCCAGACGATGCCGCCCGTGACCGCGCCAACCTGATTCGTGAAAACGATGTCGCCCTCAGCGGCGCGCACATCCACCCAACCGGACGTTGCGGCAGCGGTGTTCGCAGCGCTCACCGGATCCAGCAGCTTGACGGCGCTTCCGGCCTGGCCTTGATTCGCGAGCATGTCAGCCCTCCTTCTGGGTGGTCTTGGCCGCAGGCTTCGGCGGCTCGACCTTTGCCGGCTCTGCCTTGACCTCTGCCTTGGGCTCCGCCGGAACGAGCACGGCCTTGTTCGAAGTCGTCACCTCGGCGGCGGTGCGCAGATCGACATCGAGAACCGCGCCAACTTCTGTCGGCTTGCCTTTGTGCATGAAGGGCCGAAGCACCTTGATGCGCTTGGTAGAAACTTTGTCCATGGTGTGAGCCGTGCCCGCCACGAGCGGTGAGTTGCTGGCAGTGAGCACGGCTGGCTCCTTCGTTGGTGGTTGAATGAGCCGATCAGGTCATCGCGGCGCCGTAGCTGAACGCCCCGGCGTAACGCAGACCAACGTCCATGGACACCAGCGCGCGGATGCCGATGATTCCGGCCTGGAAGCCGGCGTACGGGTTCACCTCGACTTCGAGAACGCCCCACTCACCGACGATCACTTGCGACCAGTCGCCGAACAGCATCGTCCCGGAGGCCATCTGGTTCGACGACATCGCCGGGAAGCCAGCCATCTGGCCGTCCCACAGGTTGCCCTGCCACAGCGGCGTGTCCGTGTTGGCAAAGCGCGAACGGGTCATCGCGAGGGCCGCGACGGCCGGCGTGGTCACGTAGCCACCAGCGGCCGGCATCACGTTCGCAGCCGCGACATCGGTCTGGAATTCCAGGATGTCGGCGTAATCAAACGTCGTGCCGGAAACCGTGCCGATGGAGCCGGTGCTGATGATGCCGGTCGGCTCGCCGCCCGAACCAGAGCCGCGCAGGACGCCAACGTCAACCGCAAGCGCGCACACCGAACCGAGGTCCGACGTGAC